TACCGGCAAACCAGAAAAGCGATTAGCCGCCTTAGATCGAACGGCAGATTTATATATCATCAACCGCGAAAATGTGGTGTGGTTAGCCGAGCTTTATAAAAAATTGTGGCCATTTAAAACGGTGGTGATTGATGAGTTATCAAGTTTTAAATCATCTAAGTCAAAGCGGTTCAAAGCCCTACGGAAAGTTCGGCCGTTGATGGATCGCGTTATCGGGCTAACTGGAACGCCAGCGCCCAACACGCTAATGGATTTATGGCCGCAGATTTATTTACTAGATAGCGGCGAAAGGTTGGGCAAGACGATCACGACTTTTCGAAATCGATATTTTTACCCAGCATCATCATCGGGGCATATTGTTTATAGCTGGGCACTTAAGCCCGGCGCTGAGGACGAAATTTATAATGCCATTGCTGATATTTGCGTCAGCATGAAGGCCAAAGACTACCTAGAGCTGCCGCAACGAGTCAATCAGACCGTGTCTGTGGTCCTTAAACCAAAAGAGCGGCAACAATACCATGAGCTGGAAAAGTCGTTAGTACTAGAGCTTAACGGGGCTGAGGTGATGGCAGCTAATGCGGCAGTCTTATCAAATAAACTACTGCAAATGGCCAACGGAGCAATTTATGATGATGATCATAAAGTACAACGTATACACGACGCAAAACTAGATGCTTTAGAGCAGATTATTGAGGAGGCTAATGGCCAGCCGGTGTTGATTTTTTATCAGTATAAACACGACCTTGACCGGATTAAGCAGCGACTACCTTTAGCCCATCAATTGCAGACGGGCGATGTCCAAAAGTGGAATCACGGCGAAATACCGATCATGTTAGCCCATCCGCAGTCGTCGGGTCATGGCCTTAATTTACAGCAGGGCGGTCATATTATTGTCTGGTTTAGCCTAACTTGGTCTTTAGAGTATTATCAGCAGGCCAATGCCAGACTTGACCGACAAGGCCAAACCAAGCCGGTGACGGTCTACCACTTGGTCGCAAAAGACACTCTTGACGAAAAAGTGATGGACGTTTTACAGAGTAAGGCAGCAGGGCAAGACAATCTTTTAAATGCAGTCAAAGCCCAAATTAAAAATGTGAGGAGAGAATTGAATGGCTGAATTATCTAAGGCGGCTTTGGCTTGGTTGGACGATGAGTATATGCGATACTCTAAAATTGATCATGACATAGCTGTCCGTAAACTGGAGTTAGAGCACCCGTGGAAGCCCCATGATGATAATATCGGAGGCGGTCGATCAAGCGTTATCAGTCGCCCACAGGAAGGCATTATCCTAAAGTATGATGCAGATAAGGTGATCAGTCGGTTGATGCAGTTACAGTGTGATGTAGAGGCCGCAAAACAACGTATGGATCCAGAGCAAGAAGAAATATTTAACTACCGATACGGTGACAACTATTACGATTGGGACACAATCGGGGTAAATATGCACTACGCACACACGCCGATGTACCGCAAGCGATATAAGCTTTTAGCTTTGTTAGCGGAAGAAAAAGGGCTTATTTAGCAAAGTGGTACTAGAATTGGTAGTAATACCAACTAAAATGCGATAAATTAGTATTGTCAAAAGTAACCAAGTGATACAGTTAAGTCCAACTTAGGGACGTAGTTAACCAAAAACTTAAAAAACGTTTCAATCGCGAGTTCTAAGTTAGACTTAACAACCTCCTTCCAAAACCAATTTTTGACAACCTTCTTTCTTTAGGAGCGCCCAGCAATCAGTATTGGGCGTTCTTTTTATTACATAATTTAGCCAAAAAATGAGGTGAATAAGTATGGCAATGACAAAAGCACGGCAGATTTTCGCTGACGAATATATCAAAGATTTAAATGGCACCAGAGCTTATAAGGTGGCTTACCCTAACGTTAAAAAGGATACGGTAGCAGCAACCAATGCAGGACGCTTGCTTAGAATTGCTGAGGTTAAAGCCTATATTGACGATCAGCTTGAAAAGATGCACACGGAACGTTCGGCTGATGCACAGGAAGTCCTTGAGTATTTGACCTCCGTTATGCGCGGTGAGCAAAAAGAACAGACCCTGATCGGTATGGGCGACTTAGGCCAGGAAATTACTGATATTGAAGTTGGCGCAAAGGATCGCATAAAGGCGGCTGAACTTTTGGGCAAACGTCACAGCTTATTTACCGATAATGTCAATCTTAATTCCGGCGAAATCAGGATCACAATTGGTGGTGATGACGATGGCAATTAGCATCGACATCCCTAAACCAGATAAAGTTTTTACTAAACAAATATTCGGCCATTTAACTGATTACAGTCACCCCGTGGAAGTTTGGTATGGTGGTGCGAGTTCGGGAAAGTCACATGGTGTGGTTCAAAAAATGATATTAAAAGCGTGCAAGCAGTGGAAGTATCCACGGCGCATGCTTTTTTTGCGTAAAGTTGCCACCACAATTAAAAAAAGTATTTTTCAGGACGTCCTAGATTGCTTATCAGCGTTCCAGTTGCTCCCATACTGCAAGGTCAATAAATCTGATTTTGAAATCAGACTACCCAACGGTGCACAGATTTTATTTGCAGGCATGGACGATCCAGAAAAAATTAAATCAATAAAGGGTATTTCTGATGTCGTGATGGAGGAAGCTACCGAGTTCACACCGGAAGATTTTATGCAGTTGCGTATCCGGCTTCGTGAGGCTAAACATTTACAACGGCAATTGGTGATGATGTTTAATCCAGTCAGCAAAGCCAACTGGGTCTTTAATCAGTTTTTTATTGCGGAGCCGCCTAAGGGCACCGTGATTTACCAAAGCACATATAAGGATAACCAGTTTTTAGACCAGGCGACACGGGATACGATTGAGGAGTTGGCCAGCACTAACCCAGCCTATTATCGGATATATGCCTTAGGCGAGTTTGCAACGCTAGATAAATTAATCTTTCCACGTTACAAAAAACAGGTCGTTGACCGTGAGCAACTACGGCGCATCCCTGATTATTATGGCCTTGATTTTGGTTATGCCAACGATCCGTCCGTTTTGATCCACGTAAAGCTAGACCTTAAGCAGCGGCGGCTTTATATCCTTGACGAGTATTCAAAATCGGGGATGTTAAATAATGAGATTGCTACAGTGATCACCTCTTTTGGCTATGCCAAAGAGATCATCACGGCTGATGTGGCCGAACGGAAATCGATTGCTGAAATTCGGTTGCACGGTATTCCGCGCATTAGGCCATCCCGAAAAGGTAAAGACAGCATTTTACAGGGTATTCAGTTTATGCAGCAGTTCCAGCTGATAGTTGATGAGCGCTGTACACATACGATTGAGGAGCTAGAAAATTACACTTGGCAAAAAGACCGCAAGTCGGGTGAGTATGTTAATAAGCCAGTGGATAGTTTTAACCATTGCATTGACGCGATTCGTTACGCGATTGAAACTTCAATGCGCCAGCATATGGATGTTAATAAGACACTGCAAATCTTAAATAAATATGGACTAGGTAGGTGATCAGATGACAAGCTTTTTAGGACGTGAGCGCTTTGACCAAAACGCTAACGCAGTATTTCAGTATGACCCAGATAAATTCAACAAAATGGAGCTGACAGGTGGCGATTTTAAATCCGTTCTCGGCTTATTTATCCGTAAGCATTTAACTGAGCAAGTACCACGTTTAGAGGAGCTTAAGCGTTATTACTTACACGATAATGCGATCCACCGTCGTGGTGCTAAGAGCAACCCTGATCAAGCGGATAATCGCATTGCTAGTGCCTACGCACAGTATGTGACTATTTTTATGCAGGGCTACATTTTAGGTAACCCCGTAAAATATGAAAATCAGAATAAAGACTTGACTGATAAGATTACCGATTTTAACGCGGTCAATCATATCGATTATCACGACTCACTGATTGAGACCGACTTAAGTATTTATGGTCGGGCGTATGAGCTTATTTGTCTTGATGAGCAGGCGCGCGAACGGGCGATTAAGCTGCAACCCGAAAATACGTTCGTGGTTTACGACAACTCAGTAGACCCTAAGCCATTGTTCGGCGTCCGCTATTATCCGTTGGGCTTAGCCGATGATATTGAGTATCACGTTGAGGTTTATGCGGCTAAGACAAATGTTACTTTTACCAGTAAATCCTCAAACTACGGTGCCCTATCTGAGGGTATGGAAACAGCAGTTGAATTTACTGAATGCCAAATCAACGAATACCAAAACAACGATGATCGCATCGGTGATTATGAGAATGTGCTGGATAACATTGATGCTTATGATTTATCCCAGTCAGAACTGGCTAACTTTCAACAAGATAGTAATGATGCTTTACTGGTGATCAAGGGTAACCCGTATACTGGCACCACGACACCAGAATATCAGACTGACTCTGACACAGGTGAGTACACACGCGACCATCAGGGCGAGCTTATCCCAATTGATAACTCGGAGACTGATGTTTTAACCCAGATGTTAAAAGCGCATATCCTTGTTTTAGATGACAACCCAAACCCTGACGGCGCCCAGCCTGATGCGGCTTGGCTGATTAAAAGTTATGACACCGATGGCAGCGAGAAGTATAAGCAACGCATCGTTGATGATATTTTACGTTTTACTTTTACGCCGGACACCAACGACCAGAATTTTGCTGGTACTCAAAGCGGCGAAGCCATGAAATATAAATTACTGGGCAATGATAATCTCCGAAAAGTTAAAGAGCGCTTGCTGACAGCCGGCTTTTTACGGCGGTTGCAAATTGCTAGTAATACGTGGGGTGTAAAGGGTACCGCAATCGCTGGCATCGAGTCAACGACGGTTACATTTACACCTAATCTGCCTGAGGATAAGTTGCAACAGATCACAATGGCCACCGCGATTGACGGCATTGCCTCCAATGAGACGGTCTTAGGCTTGATCAGTGATATCACAGGTGTGGACACCAAGACCGAACTTAAGCGGATCAAAAAACAGCACGAAGAAGCCGCAGCCGAGTTTGACACTGGCTATCCCGATCCAAACGCACAGCCAAAAACGGAGCCTGAAAAAGTAGGTGACGACAATGCCAAACCAGCCAAATAGTCAAGCCTATTGGGTTAAAAGGGCTGCCGGTATTATGGCTAAGCTGGATAAAACTGATGCGGCCATTACTGCCGCTTTACTGAGTACGTTAAAAGCGGCAAAGGAAGAAATCACTGATGATCTAGCTAGCATTATCCAGCGTTACGCTGATGATAACGGACTGACTTATCAGCAGGCCAAAAAGCAGGCCTATAAGGCCGATTTAAGCCAATATGTCAGTGAAGCTAATAAGTACCGACAGGCGCATGATAAAGACCCAGAAGTCCTTAAACGGCTTAATACGGACTACTTTGCGAGCCAAGTATCGGTGTTGGATCTACTACGAGCACAGATCGATTTTGCAGTGACTAAGCAAACAGTAAATTTTAATAACGCATTTACAGCTTATTTAAAAAAGACTGCTGCGGAAGTTGATAAAAGAATGGCTGAGGGCTTTGCCAATAGCACTTTAAATACGAGTGCCGTTAAAGCGATACTCGCTAATGAGTGGTCTGGGGCTAACTATTCGCAACGAATTTGGCGAACGATGGATCAGATGGCTGATAAGTTAAAAGACAGCATCACGACTGGTTTTATCCGTGGTTATGGTACCCGTGATACTGCCCGTAAGTTAAGACCTTTTGTCCGTGATGTGGACAGCACTGTTAAAACGATGAAGTATGTCACAGAGCGATTAGTTAGGACTGAGTCCACTTATGTGGCCAACCAAGCCATGGCTAGTCGATACAAAAAAGACGGCATTGAAATGTATGAGTTTATTGCTTTTATCGATGATCGTACCAGTAAAATCTGTAAATCACTTAATCATAAGGAGTTTGAACTTGATAAATTTGAGCCAGGCGAAAACGCGCCACCAATGCATCCCCACTGCCGGTCTGTGACGGCACCGGCGCTAAGCGAATTGAGTAAGTATGATAAATATCTTAAGCCAGCCACGGCTGATAAGTATAATGCGATCCATAAACAGCCATGAGCTGTTTTTATTTTGCCCTTTACAGTTTGGGGCGTTAAATATTAAGCTGTTTCGCCGCCGGGCGTAAAACGAGTTTCGGTTGCCCGCCGATAAGGGCAAGGAGTTTTGAAAATGACTGAAAACGAACCGCTAAAGATGAATTTACAATTTTTTGCTGACCCGAATGCTGACCCAGCGCCAGAACCGGCTGACCCGAACACTGATCCAGTTGACCCCAATGCCGACCCCGAGGGCGGTAATGTAGAACCCGAAGAAAAGACGTTTACACGCGATGATATCGGTAAAATGATTGCCGCTGAGAAAGCCAAGTGGGATAAAACAGCAGTAGAACAGCTGGAAGAGGCTAAAAAATCTGGTCTAACTGAGGGCGAAAAGCGGGCTAAGATGAGTGCTAAAGAACGCGAGGACGCCGCTACTAAACAGCGCGAAGAGGCTTTATCTCAGCGTGAACAAGAACTTAATCAACGTGAATTGACTGCTACAGCAAAAGACGAACTGTCTAAAGCGGGTCTACCCCAGTCATTTTTAAGCATGGCGCTTGGCGCAGACGCCGAAGCAACAGCGGAAAACGTCAAAGCCTTAAAAGTAACATATGATGAGGCCGTTAACACCGCAGTCACTGACCGGTTAAAATCGCCATTACCTAAAGCAGGCAATGGTGCTGCCGGCAGTGATGATCCATTTGCGGCGAAAATGGCAAAATACGATTAATAATAGAAAGAGGTAGAAAATAATGGCAACAGAAAATAATAACCAAGCTGTCCGCACTTATCAACCACAGCTAAAAAAATTGCTCCAAGCTGTCTATCAAAAACAGGCTTACTTCCGCGAATTTTTTGGCGGCGGCTTAGAAGCCTTAGATGGCGTCACTTTTAACGAAAAAGCATTTAGCTTAAAGACTTCCGATATCCCATCTGTGATCAAAACCGGTGACTTAAAGGAAGCGCCAGCATACAGCACAGATGCAAATATTGCATTCGGCACCGGTACTAGCAACTCTAACCGTTTTGGTGACCGGACTGAAATTATCTATGACGACACGGACGTTAATTACAGCTGGGGTTGGACTTTCCATGAAGGCATTGACCGTCATTCAGTTAACGCTGATCTAAATGCGGCTGTGGCTGATCGTTTAGACTTGCAAGCACAGGGTAAAGTCCAAATGTTTGATGATGCTGGCGGCAAGTTTATCTCGGCTAGCGCGGGCACAATCATGACATTAGCTGATTTAACGGCGGATAACATTACTAAGTTATTTAATGATTTAGCCGCTGCTTACGTCAACATGGAAGCTATTGGCACTAAGCTTGCTTGGGTCACGCCAGAAGTCTATAACGCATTAGTTGATCACCCGTTGACAACCTCTAACAAGTCATCTGCTGCTAACATTGACACCAACGGCTTGTTAACTTTCAAGGGCTTTACGATCCGCGAAACACCGGATGCAAAGTTCCAAACTGGCGAAGCTATTTACACGTCTATCGCTGGTGTCGGTCGTCAGTTTACCGGTATTAATACCGCGCGGACGATTGAGTCTGAAAGCTTTGACGGTGTCGCTCTACAAGGAGCTGGTAAAGCAGGCGAGTTTATCTTACCAGCCAATAAAAAGGCTGTGGCTAAGGTCACATTAGGTGCAACGGGGGAATAGTTTCCCCGCCTGAAAATGACGGGGTCCCAACTGACGCCAACACCGTAGCCGAGATTACGGCTTGGCTTGATGCTAATGGCATTGATCATACTGGAGTCACGCTTAAGGCTGATCTATTGGCGCTGGTCACAAAGTGAGGTGAGCTAAATGACTGAGACAACTAATACCGATTTGGAAAAGGTAAAACGCCGCTTAGCGATTGCTGATACAACACAGGACCAGCTATTGACTGATTTGGCTGAGGACAGTAAAGCCCAGCTTGATGCTTATCTTAATCAGGACGGCGGCATACCGGTAACCTTGCCAGACCGATTGAGTTGGATCGTTCGTGAGTTAACCATTCGGCGGTTTAACCGCATTGGTGATGAGGGTAAGACAAACGCGGCGGAATCAGACGTGTCCACCAGTTGGGCAGCTGATGATTTAGCCGAGTTTTATGTCTACCTTGACCCGCTACGGTCTAAAATCGGTGGTCGTGGTATTGCGAGGTGGATCTAATGCGCTATGATGACCGAGTCCAGATTATCCGTGTCGTTAAAAGCTCCGGCTATTTGGGTGATGAGATCGAAAAGGAGCTGCCACCGGAAACGGTCGTCTGCGCAATCAGTGGCTTAACTAACTCGGATAAGCAGACCTATTTTAAAGATCAGTATAAGGTGGACGGCTTTAGAGTCCACCTGCAAGGGCCACCCGATCAGTATGATGGGCTTAAATATGTGATCAGAGATGGGGTTAAACACGAATTTGCTGGTCGACGGATTTTACGTAATAGTCTGGTGGTGATCGTAGGATGAGCAGCGCGATAAAAATGAAATTTAAGGGCCTTGATGCCTTTATCTCTGGCGTTGAGAAACAGCCCAAAAAGATCCAAAAAGAGATCGACGGCGCGATCTGGGAAACCGCCCAACGAGTAGAACGGGCAGCTAAGCTTAATGCACCCGTGGATACCGGCTATTTACGACAAAACATCGTTGCTAAAAAGACCGGTAATTTAACCGCGCGGGTTGACTCTTTTGCCTTTTACTCATTTTATCAAGAGTATGGCACACGCAAAATGGCGGCACAGCCGTATTTTCGGCCAGCTATCAACAACGAATATCCAAGGCTGTTTTTAATCTGTCAGTCAATTGTTAATAAGGGGGTGCTGTAAATGCACTCACCAATGACAGAGTTTTTAAAACAAATTACTACGGGTATCTCCGCTTTGGGGGTGCCCGTTAAGTTTAGTTTGCCCGGTCCCGAAGTCCCAGAGCCCTTCGTGGTGATTGGACCGCATTTTGATAACGACGACAGTACACCAAAAATGGGACGAGCAATTGTCACAACAGAAATGCAGATGGATCTATTTTATCCGATAGATGCAGATGTGGCCGAATTTGAGGACAGGGTGACGCAGATTAAGGGTGCAGTACAGCCGGTCAAAGCAATTTCAGTCAGCACCAGTGAGGATAATACAATTGGTCGAACAACGCGACGGGCTCTATTTCAAATAACAAAAATAATTCAATAATGGAGGTAATTTAAATGGTAGATACACTAGCAAATAATGGCGTAGAAACCCATACCGGCAAAGCTATGCTGGCCAAAAAGGTTTGGTATTTTATCCAGCCAACATCATTACCAGTTGGCAGCAAGGCGATTTTACCAGCTTACCAAACGGAGGGCGACACAACTATCGGTGGTGACTCAGTCGACGAACAGACCAAAATGGGTCGCATCACAATGCCATCGACCAACGAAGATAGCATCGAATTGACCCAGTACTTTGTGCCGGGTGATCCAACAGCCGACTATTTAGTTAAGGCAAAGCATGACGGACACCAAGTTAAAGTTTGGCGTGTGTTAATTGATGAGGCTTTAGCTAAAACTGAGGGCGATTACAAAATTTATCCGGCAATGTTTGGCTACGGTGTGCCAGATGAAGTTGATTTATCTGACGGCGACGATTTAGTTGAGGCTAATTACACGCTTAACATTTTGGATAAATTAAAAGATGGCACTTTCCCGCTTACTGATGCCGATTTAGCAGCATTAGAACAAATTTACGCATACGAACGTCCTGGTGAAACTACTGGTGACTTTGGCGACGCGGTAGCAACTGAAACACCAGCAGAAGGATAATATATTTTCGGTCGCCTAAGAAATTCACAATACCTAAATGGGGCGGCTTTGAGGAGGAATTATAAAAGATGGAATTTAAAATTGGTGCAAAAACCTATGAAATTAAATTTAGTTATAATGCACTGTTTAAGGCTAACAAAGAATATTCCGAAGTTTCAGACAAAGGCGAATCAATGAATAATGGCGCCGCTAATCTATTTACACGACTTATCTCGAATGATGATACCGTGTTATTTGATATTTTAAAAATTTTCGCGGATAAAAAGACCTCAGACGAAAAATTGATAGACGCCGTAGATGATTTGACCAAAGATGGTGATGATATCGAGGCTGTCCATGCCGATTTAGTTGCGGAGCTTAAGGAAAGTGGTTTTTTCTTGCGCGCGATCAAGGCATACGAGAAGACCTTGAACAATGGTCTGGAGATGCTGAAGGGCAAGGAACAGACCGAGGACACCGAAAACAGTATCATGGTAGTCCAGCAGCAGTTGACATTATTGCAAGAAAATCTTTAATCATTGCGTGTTCTCGTAATGGCTTTTTTGACTTTGACAAAGCGCTGGATAGCTATGAATGGGAACTACGGGCAATCTTAGAGGGTTGCGCGCTACGATCACTTGATGAGCAAGAGCGCTTAGCTAAGTTAGCGGCGGACATAGGTTACTTTAATAATGCTAAAAAGCCTAAGTTTAAAAAGATTTTTAACAAGGTCAGCGAAGAAAAGCGCATCAAAGCCATTTTTGATGACCAGCCAAAGCCGAAGCCTAAGGGCAATAAGCAAAAAATGTTAGCAGCGTTAAACCATTTTAACGGAAGGGGGGTAAATCAGTGAATAAAGAAATCTGGGCAATGATTGGCGCCGATATTAGTGGCTATCAAAAAGCGATGGGCGAAATTACCAACTCGACTAAAAATGCGATGAGTAATGCCACAACCGCTGCGGCGGCTGGTGGGCAGACTATGGTCAATCGCGTGTCATCTATTCTAGGCAGCATACCAAGCGCCGTGGGTAAAGTGATGGCACCAGTTGCCAGTACGATTGGTAATGCTTTTAACAAGGCTAGCTCGTTAGTGCAGTCGGTAATGGCTAACATTGCCAATAAAATACCCAGTCCCATAAAAAATGTGATGGGCGGACTTAAAGGCATCGTTTCCAACGGTTTCCAGTCTGCTTTTAATGGTGCCAAAGCCATTGTTACCTCAGTGGCCAACAGCTTGCCAGCGCCAATCACAAGCGCAATGAACCGAATTGGCTCTACAGTCAAAAGTGTTGGTAGTCAAATCCCTGGTGTTTTTCGTAGCGCATTTTCTGGGCTTGGCGGCATCGCATCAAGTGCGATATCTGGTGTAAGTGGCGCTTTTAGTAAAATCACTAGCGCCGCATCAGCTATGGCCAGTGGTGTAAAAAATGCTTTTGCTAAAGTCAATTCAGCGCTACAGGCGACTCGCGAAAAAATCAAGCAAACCGGCGAACAGATGCAGCAGAGCGGTCAAAAAATGACCGAGGCAGGAGACAGTCTTAAATCTATCTTTGCCCCAGCCGCTGTTGCAGTTGGCGGTGCGTTTGCTGGTGCCGCGACTAAGGCGGCAAGCTTTGAAGCAAAAATGAGTAATGTTAAGGCCTTAACCGGTGCTACCGGTGGCACAATGACCAAGCTTAAGGATTTAGCCATGGACATGGGCGCCAAAACAGCATTTAGCGCTAACGAGGCAGCCGATGGTATCGCAGAGCTGGAAAAAGCTGGGGTATCGACATCGGATATTATGCACGGTGGGTTAAAAGGTGCCTTAGATTTAGCCACTGCGGGCGAGTTAAGTTTGAGCGATGCAGCGGAAATTGCATCGACGGCGTTGAATGCGTTTAAGTCAGATAACCTATCCGTAACCGACGCCGCCAATCAATTGGCCGGTGCCGCAAATGCGTCGGCAACTGATGTCCATGAGTTGCAATATGGCTTATCCGCTGTGGCACCAGTTGCCGCTGGATTAGGGCTATCCTTTAATGACACGACCGACGCTTTAGCGGTATTTGCCCAGAACGGGTTAAAAGGGTCAGATGCTGGGACGTCGCTTAAGACAATGCTACAAAACTTACAACCTAGCACTAAAACGGCCATGGCAGAAATGCAGAAACTTGGTATTGTCACTAAAGATGGGTCTAATCGCTTTTTTGATGCTAAAGGCAACATCAAGTCAATGTCGGAAGTTTCAGAAATTTTGAAAACAAGTATGAAGGGCTTGACTAAGCAACAGCAACAGGCAGCCCTAAAAACGATGTTCGGGACTGACGCTGTCCGTGCTGCTACCATCGCGTCTAAAGAGGGCGCAACTGGCTTTGATAAGATGCAAAAATCAATCAGCAAGGTTACAGCGGCGGACGTGGCAAAAGAAAAATTAAACAACTTAAAAGGTGCCATCGAAACCATGAAAGGCAGTTTAGAAACTGCTGGTATCTCGGTTGGGACTAAGTTTTTACCATCACTTACAACTATTGTTAAAGGCATAACTAAAGTGATCGATGCCTTTAATAAGCTGCCCAAGAGTACCCAGGGGACAATTGTAAAAGTTGTTGCCGCGTTTGGTGCTATTGCTGGCGCGGGTGCTGGCTTAGGGGTCGCTTTAGGCGCTATTGGTAAATATCGCACCGCCATTGGTACGCTGGAAAAAGCATTCCCGCTACTGGGTAAAGCCGTTCACTTAATGACGTCGCCACTGGCGGCGCTTAAAACTGTTCTTGGCACAGCTGGAACCGCATTTAAAGCCTTAGGTGCCGCAATGGCAGCTAATCCTATAATAGCAATTACCATTGCAATAGCGGCGGTCGTTGCCGCCCTAGTTATCTTTTTTACCAAAACAAAAGCGGGCAAAGAGATTTGGTCAAACTTTGTTGACTGGTTAAAAGGTGCTTGGTCGGGCATGGTGGACTTCTTTAGCGGTATCTGGACAGGTATTACTGAGGGTGCTGCCCATGTTTGGGATAGCGTAAAAGAGGCTTGGAGTGCTGCGGTTGATGCTGTTAAGGGCGTGTGGTCTATTATTACCGAGTTTTTCAGCGGGTTGTGGCAAGGCATTGTTTCTGGTGTAAGCGCGGTTTGGCAAGGTATTGTTACTCAGATGCAGCCAATCACTGATGCAGTTAAAAATCTATGGGGCGCATTGCAAGACTTTTTTAGCGTTTTATGGCAAGCAATTATCAGCTTGGCTAGCACCATTTGGCAAGGCATTGTTGCTATTTTTACACCGATTATTGAGGCGGTAAAAGCCGCGTGGTCAGTTATCAGCGACTTTTTCAGCAGTTTGTGGCAGAATATTGTCGCGGTTGCTGGAACTATCTGGCAAGGTATTGTGGCCGTATTTACGGTGATAATTGAGGCTGTTAAAACTGTTTGGACTGGTATTACCGAGTTTTTCAGTAGCTTGTGGCAGGGTATCGTTACTGCCGCTCAAACCATCTGGCAGAATCTCGTTACTGTTGTCACTACAGTCTGGACAGCGATTAAGACTGTCGCCCAGACTTATATAACCGCCATTGGTACTGTAATTCAGGCGGGCATGACGATTATTACAACCATCTGGCAGACGGTTTGGGACGTGATCAAAACTGTCGTATCTACCATCTGGAATGTGATCAAAACAGTGGTATCGACAGCCATTAATGCAGTAGCCGGTGTTATCAAGGCTATTACTGCCGCCATTCAAGGTGACTGGCAAGGCGCGTGGAACCAGATTAAAGGTGTTGTAACGACTATCTGGGACGGTATTAAAACAGTCGTTACAACAGTGATCAATGGTGTTAAGTCGGTTATCGACTCAGTCATGAGTGGTATTAAGTCGGTAATGTCCACCGCATGGAATGCGATTAAGTCCGTCACATCAACTGTGTGGAATGGCATTAAGTCAGTGGTATCAACGTTAATCAACGGTGTTAAGTCCGTGATCAGCAACACGATGAATGGTATTAAATCAATTGTCAGCAGTATCTGGAACGGTGTGCAATCACTGACATCGAGTGCTTGGAACGCAATTAGATCAACCGTCAGCAACTTAGCCTCTGGTGTTGTCAACGCAATTCAGAGCGTTTGGGGCGGAATTACTGGCTGGGTCAGCAATGTCTGGAGCGGAGTTCAGGGCGCAATCTCTGGTGCACTTAACTTTGATTTGTTCGGCGCTGGTCAAGCAATTATGAACAGCTTTTTTGAAGGCTTGATGAACATGTGGGGTGCCGTTAAAAGTTTTGTCGGCGGCATTGCCACTTGGATATTAGATCACAAAGGGCCAATTAGTTATGACAAGCGATTACTGATTCCGGCTGGTCAAGCAATCATGGGCGGATTTAATAAGTCCTTAATGGCTAATTTTGAGCCAGTCAAAAAGAACGTTGCCAGTGTTGCCGGCATTATCTCGGACGTTATGGCCGAGAATACGGGCAAGCAGGACTATGCTGTCCGTAGCGTTGTGTCCGCCGACGAAACGATGCTGGGGTCACATGTGGCGTCCGGCATCGGCGAGCTTAGTGATGAGGTTGCCGAACAGACAAAACAAGACCCGGTTTTTGAGGTCCACAATGAAATTGTTGGCGATAAGATTTATACAGCAGTCAAATCCAAGGAAGCCCGTAATAGCGATATTAACGGCTTTTTTAATTAGGTGAGGTTAGGTAATGGATATATTAATTGCGGCGCGTGATGGTACGACTAGCGCCACGCTAAGTAGCTTAGGGCTTCGGGTTATTAATTTTGAGGAGTCGCCACCAAGCATTACTCGTAACAATAAAAGCTTTGATGGACGTAACGGGTCGATTGACTACGGTGGTCGGCACACCAGTAAAACGATTAAGGTCAGCGCTTATTATTATGCGACGAATTTGACCGAAGACGAAGCCGTTCAAGAACGTGTTAACGGGCTTTTATCAGGGCTAGATACTTATTATCTGACCCAGAAGCTTAGCGATGCGGATCAATACGGCTATGAGCGCCCAGGTCAAAAATCGGGGTCAATCGCTAGTCCACAAGACACCGAAAGCTATAAACGATTTTTGGTTTATCGTACTGACAATAGTGGACCGGAATTTCAGGGTAAATCTGGTGCCGGCCTACTCAGCAGTTGGACTTTTGAGTTTGCCACAGCGGAATTGCCGTATGGCGAGTCTAAGCCTAAAGATGTGACAGTGGCTAGTGGTCAGTCAGTCCCATATGCAGGGACAGCCGAAAACTCACAACTGGAACAACCTTTTTATTTTGAGGTAACTGCTAGCGCTGCTAGTACAACTGGTTTTAAGCTGACTGTTGATGATCAGGTCTGGGAAGTTCGGACGCCAGTTGTTGCCGGCGACGTTTATAAAATTGCGGGAATGAGTAATTTTCGCGGCACCCAGAATATCAATGATGATACCAATTATGGCTATTTTATCCTAAAACCAAAGCAACCCAATAAACTAGCGTGCAGTATCATGGCACGGATAGTCGTTAAAAATCTTAAAAACTTGTACAGATAGAGAGGTGATAACAAATGATTAGATTTTATGACGTTGCCAATACCGCACATTTGGCGCAAGCAACACTCAAACGCACGACTGGTGTTAATGGTAGCAAAACTTTAACCGGTGAGATTGTTGCTGGTGCTGAGGTGATCAGTGGTATTGATCAAGGCTGGTCACTGGTATTTGACGGCGAGTCTTACGTTATCACCTATGCTAAAGTAAATGATCAGACAACCACTGTTGAGTTTGACGCCATTCAGAAATTTTTCTGGGACTTCGCAAAAACCGGCTTTTATGAAGAGTGGAATGGCAGCCACAGTTTTGAAGCCTATCTCGTTGCGTTGTTTAAAGACACCAATTACGAGTTTGTGTTAGATGCTGATATCGCGGCGTTTGAAAAGCAAAACTGGGGTCTTAAAAATCGGTTAACGTTGTTTAACGATATTATTAACCAAGCGGAAGTTGAATTTGAATTAATTGGTAATCAGGTCAAAATTATTAAATCAGTCGGTAGTGATCTCAGCAGTATTGTGCGTAAAGGTTTTAACCTAAGCGACATGGTGCGTGAGACATCGACTAGCGGTTTTGCAACTTATGCTAAAGGCTTTGGCGCATATACCGATAGTGAGGACCACACAAAAGGACGGCTGGAAGTTGAGTATAAAAGTCCTTTAGCCGCAACTTATGGCGTGCTAGAAGCTGACCCAGTGGTTGATGAGCGTTACACAATAGCGGACTCGTTGCTTTCCGCCGTTAAATTGGCGGTAGATGACTCAATCTCGATTTCTGTGGATCTAACTATCTATGATTTAAAATCGGCTGACTATCCATACGAGCCACCACAGGCTGGCGATTGGGTCATGGCAATCGATGAAAATATTGGATTTAAGCGGCGCATCAGAATTATCAAGGTTGAGGACGAGTACGATGTTAATGGTCAACGGATCAATTACACCGCCACTTGTGGCGCCTTACCGGTAGCCGCGCAACAAGAACTAGCACAGGCCAACCAAGCCAATAAGGTGGAACGCTTAGAAAGTGATGTTGGCGTAGTTTTAACCAATGCGAACGGATATAACCACAACACCTTTGAGAATAGAGCGCCGGTAGATGGCACTGATTTAGCAACTGAGGGCGATATCTGGTATCAGCAAAATGGTAAAAAAACCACCATGTGGAAGTTTAACAATGGTCGTTGGGAGGTTGCCACCAACGACATGACGGGCGAAGAAATCAAACAGCAGGTCAGTGATGCTTTTGCGGATATGCCTGATTTACAAGCAAGAGTTGCCGCTAATGATGCCAGAGTAGATGCTAACGATGCTAAAACAGATGCCGCAGTTGCCGCCGCTAACCAAGCCGTTGCAGATGCCGGTTTTAGTAAAAATCAGGTAACATTGATCAAGGCGGATATGGCAGATGCACTGACACAGGTCAGCGCTGCTACAGCACAAGTTAACACGGCGGTAAATGCCGCTAATGTGGCAAGTAAAGATGCTAGCAATGCGTTGACCAATGCTGTTACAGCGGTTAAATCTGCTGACAGTGCTTTAGCTAATGCCGCTACAGCAGTTAATACCGCCAACAGCGCGTTAACTAATGCAGCTACCGCCTTAAACACGGCTAATAACGTTAAAACAACGACCAATAATCTGGTGATTAAGGTCGATGATATTGCTGGGACTATTGAGACATTGGCAACATCGGAGACGGTTGATAAATTAACGGGGACTGTTACAACTGTACAAAATCTAGCCCAGCTATCGGCGGACGGCTTAAAGCTTAAAGCTGATACAACAGTGGTCAACGCGATTGATCAAACTGTTAACAAGCAGGGCGCACAGTTGGCGTTGACCGCAACTAAAGCGGAGCTAGGACTTACCCAGACCAATGTTGATAACCTAAAAAAGACAGTCACTGATCAAGGCTTAAAGATAGATGCAACGGC